AGTTTTACCTGAAGGTGATGTTCCTTATGCAGCACTTGACAAAGAGTCTGGATTTAATGGGACACTTTCTGAAAAAATTCAGGATGCTGTCAAAAAAATGGAAGAACTTGATACCATTTCTCTAGGAGCAAATGATCAAGGAAGATCTACCATTCGTAAAGAAGCTAGAAAGTTCTATAACTTTGTAAAAGGTGGTAACGATGCCTTGAGTTCGATTCGTAGAGAGACTATGTTTATCAATATCCTTTCAGGATTGCATCCTCTCGAAGCTGAAATTCTGGTTCTTACTAAGGATAAAAAACTCGATACCAAGTACAAAGTTACTAAAGATATCGTTGCACAAGCATACCCTGATATTCGCTGGGGTAATCGTTCATAAAAGTTGAGATTTTTTTGTAATGGCAAAAGAAGTTGCAGAGGTGTCTACAGAGACATCAACGGAAACAAAGCCTATGTACTCCTGGACAGCATCAGAAAAAGAAAACTCCAAAAAGAAATATGGAGTTGAAATTATGATCGAGAATGGAACTTGGGAGCAAGTTAACACTAAAGAGTGTCCTAATGATGCGCGTATTGTAAAGTATGAAGTTGATGGACAACTTCGTTATGATTTGACTCGCAGTCAAAAAGCAGTTAGTATCTTTAACATGTATTGGGATAAGTTCCGTGATGGATTGAAGGCTATTGAGTATGGTCAGGGTACATACAACCCAAAACTCTGGGGCGAAGTTGCCAAGACAAGCAAAAAGAAGAAGTAAAACCAAAATTGACCTTAAGTTTCAAAATATGGGGAAAAAATTTCGCCAAAATTTTTTAATTCTTAAGGTTTTTTAAAATTGTATCCTATTTTACACATCTAGTTGACTATATAGAATATATGGTCTACAATAGACCTACGTTCATCCAATGATCAGCACACTGCTGGCATTGACCCTTGCCCATCATGCTGACGACAACCCCTACGGGTGGCACATGTCGTGTGAAAGGTTCTTACAACAGAGAATTGAAATCCTTATGGATGACAATCTCGACCGACGATCTAAGTATAACCTTATTGGTTACTTTAGATCTAAAGTAGAGGGGGAATGTAAGCAGCAGTTGATTTAGGACGCAAGTAAGTCGCGGAACGGAGCGTTCATCCCATGTTAATAGAATCACTTCTATACGCAACACTTAATTGTCAAGATGCTGAAGCATTAATGCTCAGAATCACTAAGAACGAATCTGTACCACCTTTGGTAAAGATTGAGTTGGTTGAAACCGTAAGGGAAGCAACCGAAATTGAGTGTATTTGGGACGCAAACGACTGAAGGAACGGGGCAAAAATCCCTAGTATTTCAGTACAGACAAATGAACACACTTACTCTAATCAAGAAGCAGATCCAAAAGGCATCTGCACTCCATGATGCACAGATCTCTCATACCGCATATCGTGGTGTTGAGTATGATACTCGTTGCTTTGAAGCGAAAGATACCCACGGTGTCTTCTGCTATCGCGGTACATCTTACGCAAAGTGAGGTTACCATGCAGGCATTGCAAGTAGTTGGTTTCGCTACCATCTTTAGTGCGGCATTTATCGCTTTAATTTACGGAGAAATTCTACTCCTACACAGGGGGTAGAATGGAAAACTATGTCTATCATGATGATGACATGGATTCCGATAGCAGACCACCATCTTGTTACTTACTCAAATATAGAGGAGTAACATATTGGTCTTGCTATAGAATACATTTGAGAGACTATTTCGATCAATTATTAACGGTCGAACCAATGTTTAATAGGAGAGGTTGATTGACAACCTCTCTTTTTTTGTGTAGAATGTATGAAAAGAACATATCTTATGGACAAAGAAAGATTAAAACTTATCGTCCGTAATCTTGAACTTTTAGTTGACGGTCTTAAAGCAGAAGTTTATTCTGATAAAGATGCATACATCACTCAAGAATCTGATGTAAAATCTAAGAATCATGATTATGATGAAATTTGGGACGACGACGATGGGTATCCAGACTAATGCCAAGTAAAGCAAAAGAACTTATCAAACTGCTCGAACGTTTAGTTGGGCAAGATCACTTATATGATAGTGATAAACTTGCAGAGATGAAAAAAGAACTTTATTCTCTGAAACAGCAACTTGCTGAATATGAAAAACAGAATTCAAAAGGATTTGGTAAATGAGCGTAAAATTGATTAGTGTAACTCCAGATGCAGAAAAGACTATGGCATATGTTGCCAGGGTCTCGAATCCTGCAAATCAAGAAAATGAAAACTACGCGGGTCTTCTGCGTTATTGTATTAAGCACAACCATTGGTCGGTGTTTGAGCAGTCATTCATGACTCTTGAGATTGAAACTACTCGTGCAATCGCAGCTCAAATTTTGCGTCATAGATCGTTCACATATCAAGAGTTTTCCCAACGGTATGCTGATTCATCTCTTCTGGGTTTCGATAAGATTCCTCTTCCAGAACTACGTCGTCAAGATACAAAGAATCGTCAGAACTCTATCGATGATCTAGATCCATTTGAGGTTCAGAATATGGAACTTCAGATGCAAACTCTGTTTGATTCTGCTATGGCACTATACCAACAAATGTTGGGACGAGGCGTGGCAAAGGAATGTGCAAGAAATGTGCTTCCTCTCTGTACGCCGACTAGAATCTACATGAGTGGTTCATGTCGTTCATGGATTCATTATATCAATTTGCGTTCTGCAAATGGAACTCAGAAAGAACACATGGAAATTGCTGAGGCATGTAAGGAAGTATTTTTGGAACAATTCCCTACTGTTGCTGAAGCTTTGGAATGGAACTCCTAAATACTAAAAAACAATAACCTCTATTACAATGGCGATTTCATATACTTGGGTAGTAAATTATGTAAAGCACTCTAATACCAACGGACTTGTTGGTGTTGCTCAATTTGCTGATTTATCTTACCTAGCAACTGAAACTGTTGGTGTAACGACATACTCTGCAAACGAAAGATTGATTGTTGAACTATCCGATCCAGATCCAGAAAATTTCTCTGAACTATCTTCTCTCACTGCAGAGCAAGTAATGTCTTGGTGCCAACCTCACATTGATGCTATTGCTGAGGAAGAAGTTGAGGCAAAGAAATCAAGACTTGCTTACATTATTGAAGAAAAGAAATCAGGTGTAACTGAAGAAATAGTATCTGCTCCTTGGGAACCAGAAGTAACTGAGTAATCAGTATCTAAATATTTTTATCGTGAATTCTTAACAATGGCGACTTATCCTGTTATTAATAAAGAAACTGGTGAACAGAAGGACGTGAGCATGAGTGTTCACGACTGGTCCCAGTGGTGTAAAGACAATCCAGAATGGCAAAGAGATTGGTCCGATCCATCGACTTGCCCATCTTCTGCTGAGGTAGGAGAATGGAAAGACAAGCTTCGTAAGTCTCATCCTGGTTGGAATGACGTACTTCATAAAGCGCAAAAAGCGCCTGGTTCAACTATCAAAAAACTCTGATTCTAATGGCAAGAAGAAAAAGAAGTAATTCCGAACAACCAATTGGTGTCGGACTGACGGCAAAACAAATGAAGAGGAAGAAACCTCTCAGTTCTGAATATCTGGTTGACATTGAACCGATTACAGAAAATCAGAAAAAATTATTTGATTCCTATGCCGAAGGAAAGCAGCAAGTCGCATATGGTGTAGCAGGAACTGGTAAGACCTTTATTACACTTTACAATGCACTTTGTGACGTTCTTGATGAAAGATCTCCTTATGAAAAGATCTATCTCGTTCGTTCTCTAGTTGCTACGAGAGAGATTGGTTTCCTTCCTGGAGATCATGAAGATAAGGCAGACATCTATCAGATTCCATATAAGAACATGGTCAAGTACATGTTCCAAATGCCATCTGATGCAGACTTTGAAATGCTGTATGGTAATCTTAAGGCACAAGATACTATCAAGTTTTGGTCAACTTCTTTTATTAGGGGTACAACTTTAGATAATGCAATTATTATCGTTGATGAATTCCAAAACTTGAATTTTCATGAACTTGATAGTATAATGACAAGAGTTGGTGAAAATAGTAAGATTTGTTTTTGCGGCGATGCTACACAAACTGATCTTGTTAAAACCAATGATAAGAATGGTGTTGTTGATTTTATGAAAATCTTGAGAGCAATGCCATCGTTTGACATTCATGAATTTGGGATTGATGATATTGTCCGTTCTGGTATTGTCAAAGAGTATCTCATTGCAAAATTAGAATCAGGTATTTAATGTTTAATCATGTTGATATTGATCTCCCAAAACTTGAAAGGGAGACTATTGATGGCGTAAGGTATTACAAAGTTCCTACAGACGAAGAACTCCTCCGACTGGTCTCTATCACATCAGTGACCAGTCATTTTAATAAGGAGATTTTTATTAACTGGCGAAAGAAAGTTGGTAACGAGGAAGCAGATCGTATTACTAAAGCGGCAACTGGTCGCGGTACTGATATGCACACTCTTACTGAACACTTTCTGAAAAACGAAAATCTGCCAAAGGTTCGACCTATCTCAGATTTTCTTTTCAAGATCTCTAAAGAGAAACTAAAAAATATAAATAATATATACGCTTTGGAAGGTTCCCTATATAGTAAGGAACTTGGTATTGCTGGAACTGTTGATTGTATTGCCGAATATAACGGTGAGTTAGCAATAATCGATTTCAAAACATCAAAGAAACCCAAACCACGAGAGTGGATTGAGCATTATTTTGTACAGTGCATGGCATATGGTTGTATGCTGTACGAACTGACTGGTATCTCAGTCAAAAAACTTGTAATCATCATGGCATGTGAAAATGGAGAATGCGTCGTCTATGAAGAAAGAGACAAATCAAAGTACATCAAACTTCTCAGCAAATATATTAGAAAGTTTGTTGGAGATAAACTGGAGCTCTATGGAACCAAATAAAGAACTAGAACAAGCTATTGAGAAGAAATTTCTCACACCATCAAAGTTTGCTCTTGAGATTGAAAAAATTGTAGCAGAAGAGTCAATGAACTATATTGATGCTATCTGTTACTATTGCGAAATCAATAATATTGAGGTAGACTCTGTAACGAAACTCATTTCAAAACCCCTGAAGGAACGCCTGAAGTGGGACGCTATCCGTCTTAACTTCATGAAGAAGACTTCAAGGGCAAAACTCCCCTTATGATTTCTCGTGATGAATTAATGCACCATCGCCTACAAGCATGGTTGCGTGAGAATAAATCTAATGAATTAGAATACCTTGGGTTCTATCCAGACATTCTGGGTGTAGAACGACATTGGTATTTGATTGCTGGCAAGCATAAAGTCAGCGTAGATTGTATTGAAGGTCTTGATTTGGTTGAAGATGAAAGTGACTCCCTTTGAAACGTATCAGCATTATTTGTCATTAAAAAATCATTTTACAAATCCAAAGTACGACTTTTTTAAATATGGAGCTAAGACTAGAGCAAGTCTAACTTCTTTTAATAAGCGTAAGGATAAGTATTGGTTTGAAAAGACTTCTCGAAAGTATTCTGATGGAGAAGTTGTAGACTTTCTAGTATCTAATTTTTCTGCTGCTGACAACCCACAAAATCTATGGATTGGCGAAATTATCAATTCTGGCGAAAGGACCTACGCCGAATGGATGAAAAGGAAACAGAGTTCCACCTACTTGTTCAAAGAACAAAGCAACGAATTGCTCTCTCAGAACGGATTGGAGAGTCTATTCGATTGTTCTCAGGGTCATCCGAAAATTCTCAAAGAGTATCTAAGCGGCAGATTATCGCTGGAAAACTTAGTGATCTACGACAAAATTTTCCATTTTTCAAAAAATTTCGATAAAAAACTGAAAGATCCAGTGTGGGAAACCGTCAGTTTAAAATTAAAAAAATATGGACCTTTCATAAATATTGATGTGTTTAACTACAAAAAAATATTGCGGGACATGGTAGATGAGTGACTTTTTTAAATCAGATATAATTCAAGAAGAACTGAAAAAAATTAATAAACTACAGGAAGAAATCTACGCAAGTCTTCTTTCCTTTGGTGGTATGTCCAGAAAGGACAAGTTAGAACACATCGAAATGTTGCAGACTTTGCTGGAAAAGCAAAGAGTGATGTATACTAGATTATCTCTTTCGGACGATCCAGAAGCGGTTGAGATGAAAGAGAATCTACGCAAGTCGGTTGCTATGATGGGATTCCCACCAGAAACTGACATGCAAAATTTATTCAGTAGTATGAGTGCAACCATCGAATCTCTCAAAGCATATGTTGACGCTTGAGAAGATCTTTGTTATACTATCTAAGTAAATCCCCCGAATCCAAATTTATCCGAGGTAATCCAAATGTCTTTCGCAGACCTTAAGAAGCAATCTAAGCTTGGTTCCCTGACCCAAAAACTGGTCAAGGAAGTTGAAAAGATGAATAATAATGGTTCATCTTCTGGCGATGATCGTCTCTGGAAACTGGAGTGTGATAAAGGCGGCAATGGTTATGCCGTCATCCGTTTCCTTCCTGCACCTAACGGCGAAGACCTGCCGTTCGTTAAACTATATTCTCATGCCTTCCAGGGTCCTGGTGGTTGGTATATTGAGAACTCTCTGACAACTCTGGGACAGAAAGATCCTGTGTCTGAGTACAACTCCATGCTGTGGAATAACGGCACGGATGCTGGCAAAGAAATGGCACGTAAGCAGAAGCGTAAACTGACTTACATTGCAAACATCTATGTTGTCAAGGATCCTGCAAATCCTGAGAATGAAGGTAAAGTCTTCCTGTACAAGTTCGGCAAGAAGATCTTTGATAAACTGACTGCTGCCAT